CCGCCACCAGCACATCAAGTTTGAGCCGCACGATGATCTTGCGGCACAGGTCCACGAAGTCCTTGCCCGTCTTGCTGGCCTCGGTGAAGAACCGCAGGTTCTCCCGGCACAGCGCGCGCTCCTCGACCGTCAGCATCATCCCACTCGACACGCCTTGAAAAGCCTCCGCAAGGTCGCCCATATCGCACTCCGCTTGGACCACGCCGATGCGGAGAGGTCGGATGACAGGGATGCCGAACAACTCCCGTCCGACCGCCCACGAAGTTGCCATCTGCATGACGAATGATGACTTTCCAATTCCAGACTGGCCCGTGACAAGAAGGCTTCCACCTCGGCAAAGGTACCGACCATGACCAATGACATGGTTCGGGTCGTTCTTCGTGTCGTAGTTCTCAAGCGTGTCTGTACGGATTTCATCGGGAGCATCCTGGCCTTCGCGCCAAGCGATGAAGGCATCCCAGTCCTCGGCTCCGACATTGAAGGCGATGATGCGTTGCTCTTTCTCTCCTCGCTTGACCCCGCCGAGGCGGCTCCAGCGGGACGGGTTCTTGTTCTGCGGGTCGGGTTCATGGTCGGCTAGGTATTCGTAAATAGCGGTACGGCGTTCCTCCCATTGGGTCTTGTCGGCGGCATCGACCCGCACCCAAGCGTGGACTGACTTGCCGCCGGAGTCCACCAGCAGGCTGATGGGCAGGTTGGACTGCTGGAAGATGCCGATCTGCTCGTCCTTGGACTTCTTGTCGAACTCGACCAGCACATGACGGTACGAGGCCACGGCGGAGTCAGTACCGCTGAAGTCATCCTTGGTGAACGGGTTGATGCGTATCCAGGCACCCTGCTCGGACTCGGCAAAGTGCTTGCCCTGCTTGGCACCTGGGCCGAAGAACTTGGTCAGCCACTCGGCGCGGGTGATGAAGATGCCCTTGGAGGCAGGGAAGTAGCGACCATCCTCGGACTGCCCAGCCTCGTTGGTGATGCAGATCACATCCTCATCCTTGAAGCAGTTGAGCAGGACATCGGCGGTCGAGTACGGGGTCTGGTTGTCCACCATCTGCGCCAGAACCGTGGGGTCGAACACGAAGCGACCGTTGGCCCCTACCTTGCGTTCCTTCCCGGCGGTGAGCCAGCCCTTCGGCTTTTCGTGCGGCTTCACGAAGGCATCGTTCAACTTGTGGCGGAGTTCCTTCTCGCCCCACGGCGGGGAGCAATGGGACTTGTTCCATTCGTTCAGAAGCGTCCAGGCTTCATCGTAGCCGAGGTCGAACCCGTTGGCTAGGATGCTGGCGGCGCGGTAGGTGGCGGGATGCCCTCCTTGCCCGGAGTTGGCGGGCGGCAGTTTGGCGAGGTAAGCCCTCGCACCCGTGATGCGATCTTGGATGGTCATAGTTGGTGGCGGACACCCTTGTTGACCTTCTTGATTGTGAAAGGCAACTTCCATCTGTGCTTGCGCGCATAGGTCACCCGGAACTCCTGCCTAATAGGGTTGACCACATTGTAGATGTTGAAATCAGCCCATTCGTGGGCCTCATCCTCGTCCATCTTCTCGTATCCCATAAGTATCTGGATGATGCGCTCATGGGAATAGATAAGCACCTTGTCCTTCGACATACCTACGATGGCGTGATCGTAGACTTCCGAAGGCTCGATGCGAATGGCGTAATCAGCGTACTTTTTGTTTTTCGACATAATCAATTCGTTTGCCAATCCAGTTCATCACCGGGACGCACATACTGTTGCCTAGGGCTTGCTGGCGTAGTGTGAATGAAGGTTCCTTACCCTTGAAGATTACATTGGTCCAGTCATGCGGGAAGCCTTGAAGGCGCTCCCATTCACGGCAACTCAAGGAACGGATGAAGCGGTCAGTAGCCACATGAGGGCATTGGTCACCGCTGTTGCTCAACAGGGTCGGGAAGAACTTGGTGGACGGGCTTGCTCCGGCCTTCCGCCTCAAGTTTCCGGGTTGGAACGAGACAGCCGCGCAACCTTCGTCAGAGCCGTCCTCAACAGGTTCGGCATCTTCTTCTCGCGCGCTTCCGCCCTTGCCAGCATCTCGGAGCAGGCTTCCGCGCTCAAGTAGCACCGAGGCGGGATAACGCCAATCGGTTCCAAGATGTCCGACAACGAACACTCGACGGCGTTTCTGGGAAGTTCCGAAGCCGGATGAGTCCAAAACCCGGAAGGAGAGGCAATACCCCAGTTCGACCAGCGAGCGCTGGAAGGCCAGGAAGTCTCGTCCGTGGTCGGAGGATAGAACTCCAACGACATTTTCCCAGACGATCCATCGGGGCCGGAGTTTTCCAGCAAGACCTCCAAAGGCCATGGCGAGTTGACCACGGATGTCATCCAGTCCTCCGCGCTTGCCCAAGATACTGAATGACTGGCATGGAGTTCCCCCAACAAGAAGGTCAACTGTTCCGGGTTCGATGGGCCATTCGGCATATTTGGTGAGGTCGCCATAGTTGGGTGTGTTTGGGAAATGATGCTTGAGAACCGCGCTCTGGAAAGGCTCGATTTCGGAGAACCCGATGGCCTTCCAGCCAAGCGGTTCCCACGCTACGGATGCGGCTTCGATGCCGCTGCAAACGGATAGGAACTTCATGGTGGCGAGGCGGACTTTGCCCGCGCCAACCATGCCGTCAACCGTAAAAGGTTATCATCGTAATCCGACCCTTCACCTCGCGCCGCAGACGCACCGCCTTCAGTTTCCCGGCCTTGACCAACTCGTTCAGATGCCGCCTGGTCTGCGACCTCTGCAACTTGAACTGCTTTGCCCAGCCAGCCACATCGAGATACCCGGCGGGCGGTTCCTGCTTCATCCGATTGCGTAGGTTGGCAATTTCCTCCAGCAGACGCTGGGCTTTTACAGCGGTAGTTTCCATTCGTCAGAGAAATCGTGGATGTGGAGTTTCGGGTGCAAGGACAACTCGTTGTACTCGCCGTAGACGAAGCCCTGCGACCAAGCCAGCGTACTGATGCGGGTGTTGGCGTATTCCATAGCCCCCCGGCGGGTCAGCGTCCCGACCGAGATGCCCAGCGAAGGCGTGAAGGTGCGTCCCGCCTGTATGCTGGCCTTGTGCGTGTGGGCGAAGATGACATTTCCATATACCCCCGCCATGTCCCGCGCCGAGTTCTCGTTGTAGATTGTACCGTGGGTGAAGGTGTAGTTCGCCAACTTGTAAGCCTGCCATACCCCGGTGTAAGGGATGAGGTTGGCGTGTAGTTTGAGGCAGGCGGCTTCGATGGCTTCGATGCTCGTCTCCGCCGCCATAGCCCGCAGTTCGTTGTTGCTGTTGCGGTCACGCCACAGGCGCGCCTCATGGTTCCCGCACAACACCGTGGTGCATTGGAGGTTGTTGAGGAACTCGATGCCCCCCATGAGGTCGGGCTTGATGGCATCCCCCTCCCCACTTGAGCCGCCCATGAAGGGCGACATATCCGTGAAGTCCCCGAGGTGGATCACCTCATGCGGGCGGTACTGTTCACGAAACCGAAGCACCGCTTCGACCGCCAGAGGGTCGGCGTAGATGCCGTGGGAGCAACCTACCGCCATGAACCGCCGCCAGGGGGACACGATGTTCATTCGCGCAACTTCTTGACCACCTTGTGCTGGTACTCTGGGACGGTGCGGTGCTTACGGGGCGATGCCTCATCGACCGCCAGCAGGATGGCAACGGCCTCTTGCGGGCTGAAGGAGACATGGATGTTGCGGGCCACGCCTTGCCCCAGCACACGGCGGAGCAGGGCGATGCCTTGCGTGTACCGCTTGCCCTTGACCCTATCGGGTTTTAGGAACGGGTGGGAGGGCGGATGGGAAAAACCGGGTGAACTGTTTGTCATGGAGTTGCCAATAGTGGATGGGCTTGTGTTTGATGTGGGGGTAGACTTCGGACATCCACTTCCACAGGCGGTGATCCCAGCAGAACCAGTTGCCGCCTTCCCAATGGTCGGCAACGAACTCGGGGTTCTCGACCTTGCCGTTCTCGTAGACGGCGAACAGGGCGTGGCGCGGGACTTTATCACGGTAGGCTTCAAGGGCTAGGGGGGGCTTCATTTGATGCGCGGCTTGTATCCAATCTCAAGAAATAGGGCATCCCGCATCTGGCGGGCTTCCTCGATGTCCTTGGACAACTTGCGAAAAGTTTTCTTCCCGTCAATAACCCAAGCCACATACCACATCTGGGAGTTCTGGGTCTTGAACAGGTTGCGGTTGGGATTGCTGGCTACCCGGTCAAAATAGTTCTCATCCACCGGGGGGGTGCCGTAGCCGACATTCATCAAGGCCAGAACTTTCTCGATGGGCATCCCGAGCGACTTGGCACGCTCGTTGACGGTGGAGGAGTATTCAGCGGTGGCTAGGGAGCCGTGGATAGGGTATTGGGTACTCATTTCTTATGGGGGTGAAAGTTTGGTTTGCCGATGGAGACATCCCGCCAGCGGTCGTAGGCGTTGGCTAGGTCGGGGGTGGCTTCGCCTTTGAGCATGAGGACAAGGACTTGCCGACCAAGGGCATCCCCGGCATCCTTGAGTTCACGGGCGCGGTGGGCGTTTTCGATGGCCTTCCGCTTCATGGGATGATCGGGCATCACGGCTGGCCTCCCTTCTTGGCGGCGTTCGACCAATCGTCGACAAGTTTTTGGCTGTCCGTAAACCTATCGTTGATGCCGTGAACATTGATTTTAATAGCCATCGCATACCCGGCCTTGGTCAGACGCTCGACCTCGGCCTTGAGGCGGGCAACTGTTCCGGCCTTTACGGCTTCATACTCACCATCCAAAAGCATTAGTCTTTCGGTCTTACGGAATAGTTCGGTCAGACGCTCGACCTCGTCCTTGAGGCGGGTGTAGTCCTCCCACGACACCCAGCCCCCGGCGGGATCACGGAGCATCTGCGCGCTTCCGCCCTTCGGGGCTGACAGGTGCATGGCGTAGCGGATGCCATCGCCATCATGTTGACCAAGGTTGCTCACGACTGGCCTCCCTTCGTAGCC